GTTTTGCCGGGGTACGGCTCAAAAATGTATGCGGTTACGGGTATCGGGTCGTCGGGGTCACGGCTTACGGTGACCGAACACTCAATAAATAACTGGTCGCCTACTTGAGTGATTTCTGGGCGGTGCTCAACGATGCGCAGCTGCGGGTAAAGCGCAAGCGCTTGTTTAAGACGGGTCTTTACGTCTACGTATTCAGAAAGGTCAAAAGCCATTACTCGTACCTTCCGCTTTCGTCATAGTTTTGTATCCAGTCGGCGGCCCACAAAGTAACCAGCGTAAATACTGTCATGACACCAACAAACGCAAAAATGCCTGCAATAGTTCTCATTTTGTACCGCGCAATGCGTTGTCTATTGCAATGAGTAGTTGGTCGGTTTCGCCACCAAGTTGCGTATGGCCTAGGTCGTGTAGTTCCTGCACGATGTCATCTAGACGGTCAATGATGCTCTGCTGTTTTGGCTCAAGACTGCTGGGGTGTTCTAGCCGGCCGATGGCTTGGCGTAGGTCTTCGCAGAGTTTCGGGTCGTCCATTGCGTAGCTGTAAGCGTGTGCGCGTAGGTTGCGGATTAGCACGTCGGTTGCTTTGGGTCGAGTGTTCGCCCACAAGTTCGCTAGTGCTTGGTCTAAGTGGTCAGTCGGGTTTACCATTTTGTTGTCCTTTTTCTAGTCGGGGTGAAAATAACTAACGGGTGTACGGTACCACAATTTTTGGCTTGGTGTGAACCTTCCAAGGCTCCCAGCCGTGACGCTTAAAAAGCGCTAAAGCGGCTTTAAGGTTTTTGCGGGGTGACCATAGTTCGGTCATGGCTTTACGCACAATGCCAGACTCAACAAGAAACCGTTTGTTACTTCCATTTATCTGAAGCAAGCCGTAGCTGTCGGGTTCGTCGCGCTGGTTCCATGCTCGGGCGAAGCCTTTAGACTCGCGCTTACATATCTGCATAAGCCGTGGTATTTCGCGTTTAGCCCAGCCGACCTCTAGAGCTAGAGCGGTGAAGCGTAGGCAGTCGGGTTCGGTTGCTGCTTTTGTTTGTGTAGCCGGCACCAAGAGTGCAGCTGCGGCGAGTACGCCAAGTAGTCGTTTCATAGGTTCTACCTTCCGTCGGGATAAGTAAAAACCTTACTTGCGTTTTGGCGGTTTGGCGCGCCTTTTGGCTGTAAGCCTTATGGTGTAACGGTTTCCGTGGGTGGTGACCAGACGTTACCTAGGACGTATTCCCAATGCCATGACTCGAAGCCGGGTTTGGCGGGGTCGCCTGTGCCGATGTACCAGCCAAAACGGTTAGCGTTTTTAGTAAGCCAAGTAAAGGTTTTGCCTGTTGCGTTGGCAAAATCTACCGCTAAGCCCCAACCGTGGTTAGAGCCTTTAACGCCTGTCGGGTCGGGTGCCGCGCATGGTGCCATGCCTTTTTTTAGGTACCACGTTTTGCCGTCAAATGTGCGGGTTATGCCTCTGGTGTCGTCGGTTGGTTGCGGGCTGTAACGCTGCATGAACGCGTTGTATTGGACGCTGTACGGCCTGTAGGTGTCAACGGTAGACGTGGGCTTTAGTTCTACGCCAGCGGCCTTAGCGGCGTTTAACATGTGTTTGTAGCTGCGTACCGCGCACTTGTGTAATTTGCCACCGGGTACTGGCGCTAGTAGCTCGTCGGGTAATTGCCCGTTTTTGTGGCCCGCTAAGTCTTTTGGCAGTTTAATTTTTTGTGTCGGGTACATTACGGCCGGCTAATAATGTCCGCGATACGGTGCAGCAGGTTTGCTACGGCTTGGCGCGCAATTTTAAGCAAGCCTTTTTTGTCGTCGTCATTCATCTTGTTTGCCTTTCGGTTTGTCTTTGAGACCGTTAGCGCTGAGTAGCCCGGCTAGTGAACCGGTAAGAAACAGTAGTAGCGGTTGAAGTGTTGCCCATGCGCTTTTGTCGTTGTCTGATACGTCGAGCGGTTGGGTGACGAATAGAAGGCCGTAAAGCAGTGCCATGGTTGCGCCAACAAACGTGAGTGATAACGCGCAAGCGACCACGAATATAAGACGGGCTTTTATTTCTTCGCCGGTCATGCGTTCGGGTCGGCGTGGTGGTGGTATTACGGGCATTTGTCCTCTAGCACAATTCGAGTGCTGCCCATCATCACGGTGTCTACGGTAATGGTAGTGGCTGCGCGTAAAGCCTTATTTTTAGTGCGTGGGCAGTTCACGCGCTCACGGTCTCCACAAGCAACAAGAATGCTGGCAAACAAAACAGCCACAAACGCGCTACGCCAAATCACTTGGGCCTTCTTCAGTCCAACCGCCAGCAAGTAACGCGGCGTATTCCTCTTCTGTCATTTCGCGCACTTCGTCGTCAATTTGAATGTTAGGTCGAGCCATTGTTAAGCCTTTCGGTATCCGTAAACGTAAACCACACCGCCAGAAATGTTGCCACTTGCTGAAACGATAGTAAAAGATGTGTAACTGGTTGTTGCGTTGTAGAAACCTTGTGCGTTACCTGCAACGCGAACACTATTTACACCCATAAACATGCCTTGCATGCTTGTTTTCTCGTTGGCAAATGGGTTATATATGTCAAATGCCATACTGTTTGGGTTTTCTTGTACTCCTAAAGCTGTCCACTTTGCACCATTACTTAGAGAAGCGCCAACTACCGTTGAGGCTCCATAAGCCACATACATAATCGTTTGGTAATAACCATTTGCTGGCGCTGTAGAGCCTAAATAGACGCCTAAGTCTGATTGAACCGAACAAGTACCGCCCATGTATATAACTCTGTAATGGTCATAAGTTGCCGAAAACGCACCCGTAATTTCAACGCTAGAGACGTTGTTCCCGACTGTTTGTTGTTTGACATAAACAAGCCCGCTGTTCGCTAGGTAAGTGTTTGTGTCTGAAGCGGTCAACACTTCGCCAGTAGTAAAAGTTTTTATAGCCATAATTAGAAGCCTAATCTGTTGTAGTCGAGCCTGCCATAAAAGACGTCGTTAAGTCTTAAATAGGCGTTTGTGTCGCCGGCAGCTGTAAATAATGTTACGCGGGTTTGGTCGCCCGGTGTGGCAGTTATTACCCAGCCTTGCATTGTTACGTTGTAAACATCGCCGCGGAAAATAATCCGTGTTACGTCTGTCCATTGCTGAGACAGCAAGATAATAAGCAAATTAAGGTTTATTTGGGTGTCTACCCGAGCGCTGATAGACCGTATGGCGCTGTCGGGGTCTAGGAAATTGTTCAGCACATAGTTTGCTAATTGGAATGCTTGGTCGGTCGTGTAGTCAACAGTGTTTAGAACGTAAGTAGTTGTGGGGGTTGTGCCCGTGTTGGCTGTCTGGTTAACCAAGCCGGCTGGTTGTACGGTCACCTCGTTGTAGAAGTCTTCGGCGGCTGAACGGAACTCTAAGCGGTCGTAGTTGAATGCGTAGTCAACGTATGGGGGGGCTACGGTGCCGTCGTTAAACTCTGGCGGGGTGGCTGCGCCGCTGAACATTACGTCACGGCCGACAAAATCTAGGCTGCCTATCTCTAGTGTTGACGTGCTGCCGGTGGTGCTGCGTAATAGGCCTTGTTCGGTGTATACGAGCGTGTTAACAAAGTCGAGCGCGTTGCCGTTGAAGTTGGTTATAACGCTGTTGATGCTTGACGTAACGTGTAAACCTTCGCAATAAATAGTTACAACGTCCATGCCTGGTGTTAGGCCGTAGTCTATTTTTACGTCGCTTATGGTGCCTTGAAACATGGGCCAGTAAACGTCTGTGGGGTTTGGCGGGCTGTAAACACCGTAGACGTACGCCAAAATGGGCATGCCGACTTGTGGGGTGTTTGTCCAGCCGTCGGGGTTGCGTGATGTTATTTCGCATGTTTCTACTTGGAACGGGTCAATAATGCGCCTACGACCGCGTGATATAAAAATGTTTTGTACGTCTGGGAGTGTTACAAAACCCGCGCCTGCGTCAAAACTTACGCGCCAGTCAAGTGCCATTAGCCGCCAACTCTGATAGGTACCGTGCCGTTTGTGACCATGTAGCGGCGTAGTGCGTCTACTACCGAGTTTGGGTCACCGCCGTTTACGTTAATAGTTACGCTTGACGCGCCAACACTTGCAGTTGATACGCGACCACCGCCCATATTTGGGCTGGCGTTAATGCTGCCAAGTACCGGCCCAAACGGGTTAGTGCTCAATGTTGGGGTGCCGCCGCGCTCGACAGTGCCAATGTTGGTGCCAAACTGTGCGCCGATAGCCGCCACACTTTCGGGGTCTATAGCGAACTTAAGCAAAAACTCGGTGTTTTCAATGACACTATTAACGCCATTAACAATGGCTTGGGCTTGGTCAACACCCGACTTGTACCACTTGTCTGCCGTAAGTTTGGCTATACGGTCGGCCGCTGCGTTAATCGTAGACGAGATACCTACTAGACGGTCAATGGACGCTTTACCGCCGGCAAGTAAACCGTTAATAATCTCTAGGCCAACGTCTGAACCGCTGGCAAGAATGGACTGCAATAGTGCGGGGTCATCTAGCCCGGCTTCTATAAGTTTTTCTATGCCTACGGCAAGGTCGCCAGCCTTTTTGGCTTGGTCGTCGAGTACACCAAAAAAGGATTTTGCGCCTTCGCTGTCGGCTGCTGTAGTCCATGCTGCGCCAACGTCAAATATGCCGCGCACTACGTCGGCGGTTGCGTTGTAAAAGTTGTTGTAGGTTTCGGTGGCCTTGGTTAACTGGTCATTGGCGCGCATGAGCGCTGGGCTGAACTGGTCTTTAACTGTTTCTACTGCGTTGTCGTATGCCTCTTTAAGTGCGCGTACCGACTCAGTGTGTTTAGCGTTTGCAGCTGCGGCGCGCTTGGCGGCTTCACTGGCCTTGTTTGTGCTGGCAGTGCTTTTGGCTATTTCAGCGTTGGCAAGGCGTTGTTGTTCAATGTCTACGGCTTTTTGATAGTTGGCGCGTTTCTGGTCTTGGTCAAGTTGCAGCAAGGTTTCTGACCATGCGCGAGTGTTCGCGTAAGCAAGCGCCAAACCGCTATTAGTTTTGTCTAAGTCGGTTTGTAGTTTGCCTAGACGAAAACTGTTGCCCGTTATTGCGCTACCCAAGTTAATAATGCTCGAACCGAAGTTAGCAACGTTAAAACCTACCTGCTTAAGTTTGGCACCAAAACCGTCGGTCTCTTTAGTGTTCTTTTGTAGAACGTCTAAGACTGCTTGTGCCGGGTCAACAAAACGGCGTAAACGGCTACCAAGTTCACCTATCACGCCGCCTAAACCGCGCTCGTCCATAATCGTTACGAGCTTGTCTACCTCGTCTAACAATTTGCCAAGGATAGGTAGCACCTTGTAGCCGATGCTTTCCACCATCTCGTCAAAACGTATTTTGAGTATCGCTAAACGTCCGGCATATGTGTTGGCGTTAGCTGCGGCCGCGCCACCAAACTGTGCGGTAAGTGCCTCTTGGGCTGCCTTAAAGTCTTTAGTTTTGATGATGTTCTCGTCGAGCGGGACACCCAACTTTTTTAGACTCGTAAAGTTTCCGTCATATGCCCGCCCAATGGCAGTGCTGACGGCGGCCAAATCTTTACCGGTCGCTTTTGATGCGTCAATACTGAGAGTAAGCAACTCTTGTGCCTTGGCTGCATCGCCGGTAAACCGCACTAAACCAGCAAGCGCGGGGCGTAACTCGTCATCGGCTACACCGCTCGCTAATTGTGTTTGGTCAACAAAGTCGGCCATGCTGTCGGCAAGTGCTTGGTTAGGCCCGAGCGTGGCGCGCAGCTGCGTTTCTAAAAGTTTGGTGCTTTGCTCATCGGCAATAGCGGCCTTAGCGGCCAGCGCCAAACCGCCAGCAAGAGCGGTGACCGCGCCAGCGGCGGGCACCATAGCGTTTTTAAGTAGAAACCCGCTTTTAGCGCCGAAGCCTTGCAAGCTCTGAAACTCTTTTTTTGCGCTGTCAAATCCTTTTGTGTTCAGGCTTGAAATAATCGGAATGTTGATAGCCATTAGCGCGTCCTAGTCGTTACAAGGTTACGGTTAACAATAGTCATAACTTGAGCAACTATCTTGCCTACCTCGTCCTCGACGGCTGGTAGCACGCTCATGGCTGCTGGTTCTAGTGCGCGGGGCGCTGTACGGGGGCCGACGGTCTCTCCTTCAGCAATAAGGTTAGTAACGAACTGGCCACCACCTCTGATGCCTGCATGGTCCCAGATTGCGCCGGCAACGTCGCGTTGCTGAAGTACGAGTAACTGGTATTGCGTCGCCTTAAAATCGGCTGTACGGCCGTTAGAGAACGTCACAGTGCCAGCGATGACACGGGCGCGTGACCAACCCGTGCCGTCGCGGCCTTTAATCATGTTGCCATTACCCATACGCGACAACGGGGTAGCGGTCGGGATAAACGAGCGTGCAGCTGTAACAAGTCGAGTACCCGCGCCGCGCTGAATGTCTTTCGTAATCTGGCGGCGTAAAGTGCGGTCTACCTTGTTAATTTCCGCTAAAGCCTCTTGAATACCGTAAACCTGATATGACGCGCTAGCGGGCATTTTGTTTACGCTGCCTTTCGAGTACATCTATAACGGTGGCTAAGTCTGCTAAGTCAAAGTCTATAGCGGGTGGCCACCAGCCCGTGTGTAATAAAAGCTCTGCTAGTTGTCGCCGGACGCTGCCGGCACGGTAAAAGTTTCTGGCTCACCGTCTACTACTTCTAGGTTCTCAATACTGTTTATGAACTGGTCGAGCGTTGCCGGCACGATTACGCCAGCACGTTGGCTGGCTTCGTATGCCATAAAGGCTAGGTCTTCCATGCCTACCCCGCTGCCTAAGTCACTGGCGCGCCGCTTAAAACGTCGTTCCCATGCGACAATGACCGCAAGGCTGGTGGTTACCTCGTAGGCATCTTCGTTTGTGCGTTGTACTTTTAGCCTTAGTTGCATGTCGGGCTACCTTTCGGGTTAGTGGTTTTTAGGATACGTCAACGGTCAAAACACCGCCACGGATAACAATATCCATGGTGGCCAGTGTGCCAAGAGACGCGTTCATGACTGGCAAGGTTTCGAGATATCCGCCGCTCAAAGTAAAGCCGGGGTTTGTGGCTGAGTAGGTACCGGGTGTTGATGGTGCAGCTGGTGACACAATGATGGTGGCAATTTGGGTGCCAACAAGTGTGCTGAGCGTTGCGTATGACTCGGACGCTGCGTAGCTCGCATACATTGTGATGGTGAGCTCGTTATTTTGCAGGCCAGCGGTATAGACGCGAGCAGTGCCACCAAAAGCGGTGGACTCTAAAGCCTCAAGTGTCTGGTTAAGTTGCACGCTTGTGCACTGGTCTGACAAATTGACAGCGCCGAAAAGCACGTCCGGATTTGATAGGTAAGTACTTGTTGCCATGGGGTTTACTCCTCGGGTGTTTCTTCTAGTTCTGTTTTAGCAGATTTTGGGGCTTTAGTGTGTGATTTCTCGACAATGAAACCGCCAGCCAAAAGGTAGGCGACATCGTGGCCGTCTGGGTTAAAAGGTTCGCCGACTGTGCCGACTCTGGGGCTGTTAACTATGTACATGTTTTCCTAACCGGTTTGGGCCTGCATGGCTATGGTCAAGTCGTAAGCAGGATACTCAGCACCACCGATAATGGCGATGGTTGGGCGGCCGTCTTGTACGCCTACTTTAGCGCCAATGACTTTAGCGGCAAGGTTCATAAGTGACCGTTGCGCGTCTAGGTTGTTTGGGCCAAGTGTGATGCAGCGCACGGGAAACAACATTTTTACAATGTTGAAGTTAAACGCTTCGAATGTCGGTGCGTCTATAAATACGCATGGCGGCACTAGGTTGCGCGGGTCGTTGACTACTTGTAGACCGCTAACGGCGCTGAGCGTACTAACTAAGTCGTCTAGAGCCTCGTTAAACAGGTCTGTAAAGGTCACAGGCACGAGTTATGCCACTTGCGGTCTGTCAATGCCAAGCAGTTGTTTAATCACGCCAGATAAGCCCGTGACGGTTACCGCGCCACCATCGCCAAAACTAGCAAATTGGTCAATGCTGCCACGCTGTCTATATAACATTCCCCCATATTGGATACAACCGAGCGTTACGTCACCACTCGGGCTAGTTGACGGAATATCTATCCAGCCTGACTCTTGCCTGCGGCGAAACGCAAAAGCGTTTGCAGCTGCCGCGCATTGTGTCAAGAATGTGGTATCGGCTGCTGTAGCGGTACCAATGCCTAACCAGTCTGCAATTTGGGTAGCCGTAATCCAAGTGCAAACTGGCGCGTAGGTAAGCGTGCCGG